CCGCGTAACATCTGCGGTTGAGGTGCATGCCGACAAATACATGTACGATAATGAAGTGATTTCGGTATCACATGGTATGTCATATCGCGGCTCGCTTCCCGGCGGCTGTGGTGCACCATTGCTCAACGTCCACAACAATAATGACGGGGCAATCATGGGCATACATGTAGCCGGTTCGTCTGATCGAGGGTATGCCGAATATGTCTCTCGCGATATGATTGAAGAAGCGATGGAGATAAAAATCGGCCAGGCAGAAGAACATGAAAAACAATTTTTGCCAATTCGAGAAGCAACACCACTCGAAACAACATTTGTCAACAGCAAGACAAGCTTTGTGCCATCAATTTTGCATGGAGTATTTCCTGTTGGCCATGAACCATCGGTCAAAACGAAAGAAGATCGCCGAATCGAAGACTTGAGTGCCAAATTGGAACATCCGCTGATTCGATCAGCAAAGAAGTATTTCACGCCAGTAATTGAATTCGAACAAGAACATCTTAAGCGAGCGCGTGAGTTAATTTCTCCAACACTCTATCCGCTCCAGAGCAACACTGTTGAGCGTCGAGTTTTAACACTCGATGAAGCAATCAATGGTGTGGGTGAGTATCCAGCAATGGACTTATCCACTTCTCCAGGTGTGCCCTACATCAAAATGGCGGCACCATCTGGTTATTCCGGCAAAAAAGCATACTTTGAAAAATACGACGAAAATGCTGGAAAACCGTTGTTTAAAATTGCTGAAGAACGAACGACAAAAGTAGGCAGTCAGGTTTATGACCTAGGCGCTGAACTCGTCAATCGACTCGAAAACGACTTGTTTCGACTCTCCAACGGCGAACAAGCCGATGTGATTGCAGTCGAAAATTTGAAAGACGAGCTAGTCAGTCATAAAAAGATCAAGATTGGCAAGACTCGCACTTTTGAGGTGCTACCGCTCCACTTTACAATGATTGTGAGAATGTACTTTGGTGCATTTGTGGCAGCGCTTCAAAATCATTGCGTTGAAGGACCCGTGGCTGTGGGAGTGACAACTCCAGGACTCGATTGGGCTTTATTGTACCATCGATTGAACAAACACAAGAACGTTATCGCGGGCGACTATGTCGCTTGGGACGGTAAGTTTATGCCAGGTGTCCAGCGCACTGTTGGTCATATCGCAAATGACTGGTACGACAGTGACGACCCAATTGACGACATCATTCGATTGGCTATCATCGAAACATTGATTAATATGAAAGTTAATGTGGCCAATCTTATCTACCAAACATCACAAGGTATGCCTTCAGGCGTGCCAGTTACCTCACCACTCAATTCAGTAGGTAACATAGTGTACACTTATTGCACGTTCTTTGAACTGTG